TATCGAGGTCTTATCCATCAATGGCAGTGGTGTGGGGTTAGTCGAGGCTGTTCGTGAGACACTCGATCAGACCTTGCCGACATGGCCGAATGATACTGCAGCGGCAGCTATCAACTGGATGCGTCATGTGCGTAATCCCAACAAGTTCTTTATCTACCCGCAAGCTCCCTCAAGTCAGACACTTGATATTGAGTACTCACAAGTTCCGCCGACATATGACGGAACGACGGCAATTACGCTTCTTCCAGATGCATATTTCCCTGTAGTCGTGGATATCATGGTCTTCTTATTGGAATCGGTGGATAACGAGGCTGTGACAAGTGGGCGTGCTAAGCTTTATAAGGAGTCTTATGAGAACATGCTCGGTGTCAGCAAGGGGTCTATTCCTGTAACTGATACCGAGGACGCTGGGCTTGATTCAACCAAGATGGAGGTTGTCTAATGGCTACTGCGTTATTCTCCACGTTGGTCAACCGTCTCGCAGCTAATGCGCCCGGTGCTCCGCAACCTGTTTTGGTAACTCATATCCGTGATGCAGCTATTATGGCTTGCGAACGCACTAGTGCGTGGCGTTATGAACACGCCACTATCACCATGATAGCTGGGACATATGAGTACTCGTTTGTCCCTGTATCGGGTGCAGAGGTGCATACTGTTCTAACAGCATCAATCAATGGGACCGATCTACCAACCAAGACGTTGGAGGAGATACACGCCATACACCCCAAATGGCCTTCGAGCGTAACGGCTGAGCGTGCGACACCGCAATACATCCTGCAAATTAACCCGGATACGTTCCACGTAGCTCTTGTTCCTGTTAACAGCACCGATACTATTGAGATGTTCGTGGCTCAGAAGCCCCTCAGGGCCTCTACAGGCATGGAAGACTCCGTTATGGATGACCTAGAGGATGTAATTGTCCACGGGGCCTTACAGGGGCTCCTAACGATGCCTGAGACTACATGGAGCGATACCGAGTTGGCTGCATACCATGCGAAGCAGTTTACATTTAAGGTGGCGGAACGTCGGGCTCGTGCTAATCTGGGTGCTGGACGCGCAACATTAACAGCCCGAGCCCCTACACCATGGGCCTGAGGAGATAGTTTATGGTACAAGCCCTATTCACAAATAACGCCTTCAGTCTGCTGGCTAGCGGGATCAGTAGTTCTGATACTTCTATGGCTGTTACGGGTGGTGAGGGCACATTATTCCCTAACCCGACAGGGGGTGATTATTTCTATGCCACATTGATCGACACTTCCAATAATCTTGAAATTGTTAAGTGCACAGCGCGTTCAACCGACACGTTTACCATTGTTCGTGCGCAAGAGAGTACTACAGGCCGGGCTTTCGTTGCTGGGGATCGTATAGAACTTCGTCTTACAGCCGCAGGAATAACTGAGGCGGATGGGTATGTCGCCCCAACTGATGAAAGTACTGATACCACCTGCTTCCCCCTGTATGTGGTTTCGGCTACGGGTAGCCAGACGACAAAGACTGGCACAAACTTTACCTTTAACTCTAGCACGGGCGCACTAGTGACCACGTTATACGATGGCATCATTGGTTCGGTCACTCCTGCTGCCGTCTCGGTGGTGGGTTGGGTGTAGCTAAGGATGTCTGGGTTGGCGCGACCCTTCATGTCCGTGGTGATACGGCGGTTAGTGATGCTGCTACGTTAGGATATACTTCAGCCGAAGGTTTGATCCTAACAGGCCAAGGTTCGACTAATGACATTACCCTGAAGAATGATGCTGACGCTGAAGTTATGGGTGTCCCCACTGGTACAATTGGTGCGACGTTCAAGGGGGTTATACGGACCGACGACACGACTACTGCATCAAGTGGTACAACGGGTTCAATTCAGACTGATGGCGGTCTCGGTGTCGCTGGAACGGCGCATATTGTAGGTGTTACGACCCATGGTGGGGATGTTCTGTCTGACACAGACAGCACTGATAGTCTTGGGTCTACAGGTGTTCGCTGGCTTAAGTTATGGGTCGATAGTATTCAGACTACAGCTAATATTGATATCGGTGCGGACCTTACAGTTACTGGTAATTTCACTGTTAATGGTACGACGACTACAGTTTCAACGACGAACATGGTCGTTCAGGACCCCCTTATTGAGTTAAATACGGGTGCATCATCGAATGCGAATGACCTCGGGCTCCTTATGGAGCGTGGGTCCACGGGTGATAATATTTTTATGGGCTGGGACGAAAGCGGAGATTACTTCGCTTTTGGTACGACTACTGCAACAGGTTCTAGTACAGGTAATATTACTTATGCTCTTGGTCAAGCTAGGTTTGCGGGTCTTAATCTTAGTGGGACGTCCGCTGATCTCGGTACCGTCACTACTATAGACATTGATGGCGGTTCAGTGGACGGGGTCATTGTCGGTGCTAACTCTGCTGCCGCAGGTACGTTCACTAACCTGACCTCGACGGGTAATACCACGCTTGGTAACGCTAGTGGCGACAGCATAACTTTCCACCCTAACGCTTGGACGCTCAGCAACGCCGTCACGATCACGGGTACATGGGCTAATCTCGGTACGGTTACGACTGTTGACATCAATGGCGGTTCGCTAGATGCGGTAACGATTGGTGCGGCTTCCCATACTACGATTAAGGGGACGACGATTGAGGGCACAACCTCTCTGAAGTTAGCGACGGGTGCGACGGTCACAGGGATCGAGGACAGTGACACGCTTTCCAGCGATTCGAACACTCTTCTCGCCACCCAACAAAGCATTAAAGCTTACATTGATGGTTTGTCCCCCGCCCCCGGTATCCAGATGACATGGGATACCGCTACGGACGACGATGACGAGGGCGCTGGGACTATCAAGGCTAACAACGGGACGTTCGCCAGTATCACCCAACTTTTCATCGACGATGTGGATAACAACTCCGTCAGTATCAACGCGTTTATTGATACGCTAGATGATCCAACTACCCCTAATTCCGCTATTATATACCTGACTCAGGGTGGCGGTACTTCCACAGCGATGAAGGTGTTTCAGGTCGATGGCGGAGTTACGTCGGCAACGACGTATTCTAAGGTCTCCGTTACTGGATTAGTCGAAGTCGGTACTTTTGCTGACGGTGTTGTCGTCGGTATGATGATCGCTTTTTCAGGTGATGATGGCACCGATGGCGATGCTGGTGATGTGTTTAAAGGCGTTGTTGCTAAAACTGCTACTTATACAGTAGTTGCTGGCGACGATGATTATGTGCTGACGATGGATGCCAGTGGTGGTACTAGGACGTTCACCTTGACCGCCGCCGCGACACTCGGTGATGGTTTCGTTGTCACTCTCAAGAAGATCGACTCCTCTTCTAACGCCGTTACCATCGACGCTAATTCGTCAGAGACAATTGACGGGGCGCTGACGGTAGTTCTCACCAGCCAGTACGAAACTACCACTCTGATCTGTGATGGTTCTAACTGGCACACGGTGCTGGCATCGACCCCCGGTGGGTCAGTCACTGTCGATAACTACGCTGACAGCACCAACTATACCTCCGGTTCGACTACAACCTTAACCCTGTCAGTCTCACCGGCCAGTGAAAACTCAATCACCGTGACGTTTGACGGCGTTATGCAGCACCATAATACCTACTCCCTGTCAGGTGCTGTTGTCACATTCGACACTGCCATCCCAACCGGGACCGACAATGTCGAGATCACCACGATTGCTTCCTTGGACATTGGTACTCCAGCGGACAACACGGTCGGTTACGATCAACTCGCGCACATTGGTACTGCGAATCAGATACTCACTTCCAACGGCTCTGGCTCGGCCCCTAGTTACCAAGACCCTGCCGTTGATATTGGCCTTGTCATAGCGTTAGGAGCATAAAGAAATGGCAAACACTTTCAAGATGGTTTCAGCGGATGTTGGCACATCACTTGCCACTGTTTACACGGCACCGAGTTCCACCACTTCAATAATCCTCGGTTTTACGATTGCTAATGTTCACGCCACTACTGCCTCATGGGTGACAGTGGCGATATATCAAAGCGGAGGTGGGTCAAATAGTGAAATGGTTCACCAGTTAAGCATTCCAATAAATGATTCATTCAATCCAATGGACGGGAAGTTGGTTCTGGAGACTGGAGACTACATCCGGCTAATTGCAGAGAACGCCTCTTCATTGGAACTAACTCTTAGCTATCTGGAGATAACATAATGGCTGGTTTTATATCAGGTAACGCAACCCTATCGGCTGGGTCTGTTTCAACAGCAGCTTTGGCAGACAATGCAGTTACCCTTGCAAAGATGGCTGGTGGAACTGACGGCAACCTCATTGGCATAGACGCTAGTGGTGACCCGGCTTATATCGCAACGGGAGATGACGGACAGGTACTTACATCTGGTGGTACTGGCGTTGCGGCTTTGATGGAAGCGGCGGCGGCTGGTGGTGCTTGGAATTTAATCGGGACTGAAGCAGCTCCTGGTGGGTCAGGCACAGCAACCCTTGATGTGACAGGACTAAGCAGCACTTATGACAGTTACGCTATAGGCTTACAAGATATTCTACCCATCACAGATAGTGTATCGGCATATTTGCGTGTAGGAGATAGTAGTGGGGTAGATTCCGCCAGCGCAGATTATTCCTTTCATCTCAGTCGTCTTTATCACGAAACTAGTACATATAGTGCTGACTACAGTAGTTCTTCAGCGTCGATATTACTCACCGCATCAGCGGGACTAACCGGGGGAGCAACTGGCGAAGGCATTGGTGGAATGCTATTTCTTCACCGACCCGGAGATGGAACTATGCGACCTAATATTTCTGGTAGTGGTGTCAACATTAGCACCGCGTCAGACATTCAAGGTTTCCATGTTGTTGGTCAAAGAAAATCAGTAATCACTCTTGATCGTATTCAATTTCTTTTCTCATCCGGTAACGTAGAAAGTGGCCGTATGACTATATGGGGGATAGCTCATGCCTAGATTTACTTTAGTTACAAAACTCGATCCTGCTGATGGTCACGTTGCAAAGTCCATAGAATGCAGAGACCAAGCCCATGCTGATAGTGAATTGGCGCGAGTTTTGCCTGATTATTCTAATGCATTTATCATCAAAGATGAAGTTACAGCAGACGTTTCACAATGGAAGTGCGACCCTGCAACGAAAACCATCGTTGATAGAATAGATCGGTTCAAGCCAATGGAGGATATGGCTAGGTTACGCTCAGAACGTAACGCTCTGCTGGCTTCAAGTGACTGGACTCAAGGCGCTGATTCGCCGCTGGATGATGAGGCCAAAACTAGTTGGGCAGAATACCGCCAAGAACTGCGCGACCTCCCAGCTAATACCGACGATCCAGCTAACCCAACGTGGCCCGATGCACCGTAATAAGGATAAAGTAAATGGCAACAACTAAAGTCAGTACCAAGCTACTAGAAACAGTCGGTGTGGCCGAAGGTGGCACTGGTGCTACATCCACCAGTGCTGCTCGTACATCGTTGGGTCTTGGAACAGTAGCTACTCTTGACACAGTCAGTGTGGCTACAGGTGGTACGGGCGCTACCTCTGCCAGTGCTGCTCGTACTGCGCTGGGTCTGGTTATCGGCACTAATGTGCTGGCCCCGAATGGTAGTGCGGCTTCGTTAACTAACTTACCAGCGGGTGGGGCGAGTGCCGCCGAGGCTGCCAACATCATGATAAATTCGTTCAACATTGCCGCCGCTGGTGGGTTCGCATTTCAGAACATGGTCGATGGTGTGGTTGATGAGTTCGAAGATGAGACAGGGATAGATACTAGCACAAGCACGTATGAAACGTATGATGCAACTAACGATTTTTATACTAGTTTGGGTAGCACTACTACCATACCTGGCTCGTCAGATTGGACGAAAAGTAGTTCCGAGGTTATCACTACTGGCGAGGTGACCACGCTTATTGATAATAAGGCAATTACCTATGACAACTCACTAACAGGTGATTTTGATTGGGAATACACTTGGACAACTGGCAATGGTTGGTCCATGCACTTTGGTTGGTTTCCCACAGCAGAGGACGGGACAATTAATCGAGGTAGCCCCTATGGCGGGGCGAATAGCATGACTAACTCAGTACATGTGCGAAACGATAATACCTACTTAGATATGATGAAAGGCTCGTCGGCAGTTTCGGATAATGAGTTTGCGTACACTCATTCCGGTACAAAAAAGATACGATTAAGTCGGGTCAGCGGTACATTTACTCTGTGGATTGATGATGGCCTTGAATATACATGGGCTTATACATCTACCGCCACAGGAAGAGTGTTCATGGGGCTGTCCTACGGGACTACTACTACTTCAGCATCAATGACATTTGTTACAACAGCCTCAGCCGCTTCCAACATGACGCTGGTCTCCAATGCCTCCACGGCTCTCGCCGCACCCGATGACGCTAACATCGTTATCTGGCAGGAAGATGGCAGTTCGGCGATAACGCTGAATACTGACTTGAAAGCCTACGCCAGCCGCAATGGCGGCACCACCTATACTCAAATGACGTTAGCTGAAGTAGCCAGCTTAACAACCGGACGCATCCTTACCGGCACTGTTGACATCAGCGGTCAGTCAAGCGCAACGGCGATGAAGTATAAGATCGAAACACTCAACACCAAGGAACAGAAAATCCACGCCGTAGCCCTGCAATGGAGTTAGAACAATGGCACTTAAACGATTAGTTACCGAGAAGGTTGCAGATGAAAAGCTGTATGAGAAGCTGCGCCGTGACCTTGATGTCCTGCCAGATGACCATGCTGACTTTGCGAGTGTCGAGACAACACTGAATGAAACGAAGGCCAGAATGGTAGCGAGGTCGTAATGGCTAAGGCTGTTGATAAAAGTCAAAGCAATAGAGAGGATATTATTGAGATTCACGGTGAACTAAAACTCATTAAACATGATATTCAAAATATTAAAGAAAATCATTTAGCCCACCTTGATTATAAGATTACTCAAATGCAAAAAGTACTCTGGGTGGTATTCACTGGTGTCTTTGGAAACGTATTATGGGTTATCAAAACAGCATTGCTGGGATAGAAACAAATGATAAGGCTATCCCTTGTCCTTAGTTTGCTGGCCCTGTTTGGATGCACGACCGATATAGCGAAGCCGGAAGTTATGAATACGTCCGTCATTCGTATCAACAGTAGTCAATGCGGTCCAACATCAGTCTTAAAGAAAGAAATGAGTCGATTAGGAGAAAGTTTAGTGGCATCGGCGTTGATGAAAGTCACATCGGCAGAGACAGTAATAGTTAATTTTTTCAGAAGCCAAGATGGCGGGTGGTCTGTAATAATTGATGGCATAAACGGTATTAGCTGCATGGTACTCTGGGGCAAATACTGGACGGCAGCGGGACAAGAAAGTTGAAGGTGTTTTTAGTTGGACTCATTAGTTTAATTGTTTCTAGTTGTGGATTGCCAGCGCCATTATCATGGCTTAACTATGGACGCACAGCATACGACACGAGCCAAATTATAAAAGACGATGCCACGACAGCGGACGCTGCGCTAAGTATGACTACAGGCATGGACTGCCAGCTTTCCAATGTCTTGAATGGCAAAGAAGTGTGTGAGGAGAAGAAGAAAAATGAACACGATTACCTTGATGCTGACCATAACAGCGATAGTTTATGTGCTGCTCCTCAGTAATGTGTGATGACGACCTATGATCACTGGTCACAGGTTCCGCGCACATTCTCGGCATGGCCTTGGAAGCACTTCCGGCCCGTTGAGATGGCGTGTCGAGGTACGGGAAAACTTTCGGTTCATAGTGGACTGCTTGACCGTCTTGATATTCTACGCAGTCGTTGCGGTTTTCCTCTTATCGTACTCTCTGCTTTTCGTACTCCCTACCACAATGCTTTCGTGGGTGGCGCACCGTTTAGTTCCCATCTCAAGGCCATAGCGGTAGACTTGTCGATAGTTAGGCAGGACAAGAAGCTGATGGAACAGATTGCCAAGGAAGAAGGAT